AAAATCTTGGGAATTAAACGTAATAAAAGAAGATAGATTTTTAAGTTTAGATGATTTTTCTTCTTGTTTTGTTGGGCCACTAATTAAACAAATTATTAGGGAAACTGATTTATGAACCGATACTTTTCAACTGCTTATACCGATATAACCATTAGATGGCGGCAATTAGGCTGGGTGCCACCATCCGTAATTCAACAATACCAAGATAAATGGAAGTTTTACAAAAATGCAAAATAAAATGATAGAACCATTGTTTTATGACATAAACATTGCTTTAGTTGATAAGAATAAATCTGAAAACTTTTTTTATCAAAGATTTGATGATTACTCACGTACCAAAGTTCGTGAAGTAATTAGAACCGTTAATGGATTTCCACCGGAAAAGAATTTTCGCTTTAACCCACCCCAATTGACCATTGATTATTTACATGGCATGACTACCGATGCAAAAGCTTTAGCGGATCAAACCGGCGCATCATTAAATTGGGAATTGCTTAAAATTTTAAACGCTTGGATTTTGGAAAATACATGAAATCAGTTAGCTATACCAAAAAAGGCCCTGGCCGAAATACTAAAACTGGAAAGGTAAAAAAAATGGCATCAACAACGCCGGAACGTAAATGGATTGAAAAAGATAAAAATATTTGTGATGACTGTTTTATCCAACGGTTTCCTGATTTTTCTTATGAAGGATCAACTGCGCTGGCAATATGGCGTATGTCCTGGGAATTGGCCAGGGAAACCAAAGAAAACGAAAAACCGTTAATACAAACTATTTAGCTGGGTGGGCCTTATTCATAGGTTCACTTTCATGCTTTTTAAGTTCACGTTTTAATTCAAACAATCCATTGTGTAATTGAATTATTTCTTTATCTTCCCGTTTTTGGGTAGCTTTTGATTCAACTTCTTTTTCTTTACGCATTTTGTCCACCAAGTGCTTTAAGTGCTTCAATCATTTTAGATTTACGGTCATCAAGCCCCAGTAAACCACCATTAATGCGTTTAGTCATTACTTCAAAAGAATCGCTTGTGCCTTCATCAGCCAGGGCATTAAGACCTTTTTTATTCCAAAACCAGCCGGCCGATAACGTGGCATAACGTGGTTCTTCTAATAGTTCAGGATTAGCCAGTAAATCAACGCCAAGGGCTTCGCCGCAATATTGATATGCTTCCTTGCCGGTGCATTGAATAAGGCCCCTACCGATGTATTTGGCGGCATCTTCAGGCGTTTCGTTACCCATACGTCCAAGATAAACTTTAGAAGCTATTTTTTCAGGCTGACGTTCATATTGACTTGCAACTCCAATATCGGGAAAACGGCTTGGCCAGGTGTTCATCAATGCCCTAGCTGAATAATTAAGGTTTTCTTTAGTGGCTTTGTAATTCATGCTTTCATGCTTGGTTTGCCCCAGGAAACAAGCTTGACGTTTTGGCGTAGAAATATCGTATTTAGCAAACGTTTCGTTTAATGGCTCTAACCATTCTTCGCTAATGCCTAGTGCTTTTAATTGGTCATTATTCATTTTCAGAACCAATTTTTATACCCGTTATAAGACCTATAAATCCACCACAAATCATTTGTGCCATTGGTCCTACTATTTCAAAAAGTTTGGCGTTATCAACTCTTTGGTCAAAAAACCCTAAAACAAATACTGCAACCATAGATATAAGAATTGTTGCCAGGGTATAGCAAGCAATTAAAGTAACGTGTTGGGCTAATTTATTGGGTTCCATTCTTTGATCGCATATCCATAATTTTTTCTAGAGTACGGCCACCAAAGTATGCTGACATAACCAACATACCCCATTGGCCCAGCAATTCCACGTAATTAGATGAAATCTTGTAGCCGGCACCGTCTGCAATAGCAAAACATACATATGCGCCAAGAATAGCTATAAGGGTCATAGGACGGATATTTTTAGCTAAAGCACTATCGCTACCAGCATCAGCTTTCCAACGATCTGACACGTTGTTTTGTTCGCTTACATCGGCATTTAACTGGGCTAATTCCCCGTTTTGTTGCATTTCAAGCAATTTAAGCTTGGCCGCCGCCGCCTGGTTAGCATCCGGAAAAAAGTGATCAATTAGCTTATTACCAATTCCCAGAATGGCATCTAATGGAAACATGATTATTTACCGCTGAACCAATGAATTGCCCAGCCGGTTACGGTGCTGATTGCTGATACCACCAGCATCCCCATCCAAAACCCACCCCGGCCACGTTCCGCTAAATAACATAATGTTTCCAGTTTGGCTTCCATTTTGTCTATTTTTCGATCCATTTCTTCTAATTTTTTTTCGTTATTTTCCACGGTGTTCCATAACACCCCATACTTTACGGGATCAAGTTCAAAGTTCATCGTCCTATCCATTATGTTTTCATAATGAACGCTAATGCGTAATAAGGTGGCAAGTTTGCATTGGTTCCGCTTACACCAGTAGATTGGTTTGTAATTCCAGTTGTTGCAGAAGCGGTTGTTGTAGTGCTTGCACCAGTTGTTCCTACTGGGGAATCATTAGCAAGAACGCCTGAACCAGTAGAAGCCAAATTATGTACGTGGCCTGGATCAGTAATGGTATGGGTATGGCTTACAACAATAGCATCAGCAGAACCACCAGTTGCACCTACGGCATAAGTTGATCCAGCACCAATAATGAATGAATTACGTAAATCAGGTGTGCCATTTGTACCATTACATAAGGTCCATCCGGAAGGGATAGAACCAGTTGATCCTGACCAAATAGCTATTAATCCACTAGGAATTGTTGCACCGGAACCAGTAGCAGTTTGCAAAATTGGATATAAATTGTCCAAAGTTTGCAATGTAGTTGCAGAAGAAGTTTGCAAAATAAATTTATATGAATATCCAGTTTGCATCCAAATTTCATTAGGGCAACGTCCTGAAGCATTTAAAACAATAGGATTTGTATTGGCAATAGTGCCGCTACTGGTTGTATAAGTAGTCAATGGGGTGCTAGAACCGGCCTGGTATGTATAAATTAAACCACCGGCTAATGGAACACCATTGTTATCAAAAAATTGTTGACCATTGCCAACTGGGGATAAAAGTACGCTTGCCATAGTTATTTCCTAGAAGTTAATTCACTTAATTTTGTTTTACCTTTAGTAACTTGGGCTTTAGCGGCTTTTCCTACATCGCTAATAGCACGGGTAGCACGTCCAGCACCATAAGCACCATAAAGGGCTAATCTTGGGCTTTGTGCGGCCATTGTGCTAATTAATGTAGCGGCCCCAGCTTCAGGGCTAAACATATGTGCCCCAACACCAACACTAATATCAGCCAATAATTGCAATGCGCCTGGTATTTTTTGGCTCATTGCATATCCAGCTAATTTATTAATAATATCTTTACCGCCAACTCTTTCAAGTTCTTGCAAAAGTTGCAAACGGTATTCTTTGCTTAAAGTGCTTTTGTTTGAAAATACTTGGGCTAATTTACGAATAGTAGTATCAACACCAGTTTTATCGCCAAGACTTAAAGCATTTTTAATTTCACGTTCAAGTTCCAAGCCTTTTTCATAATCGGCCATTGTTTTTTCATAATTCTTATCTTGCTTAACAATAGTGTCTTTTACGGCATTACGTGTTGCAGTCATTACACGTTTGGCGTTATCTGTCATTCCTTGTGAATAAACGTCATCAATACGTTGTTTAAGGTCATCTAGGCCGCCAGCAGTATGAAGTTCAGGTTTCTTTTCCCATCTATCTAAAATTGTTTGAATTTCATTAACTTTAGACATTGTTTCAGGTCCAACTTTAGATTCTTCAACACCTAAATTTTTAGATTTAAGGGATTCAACTGTTTCATTAAACGCATTACGAATAGGTTTAAAATCTAAAAATACTTGATTACCTTTAGTAGATGAAATTCCTTGTTGATATGCTTGACGGCGATTTTCTTTAACTGCTTGAAATGCTTCACGAACATTATTAACGACTTCGGGTGCGGAAACTGCACCTTCTTTTGCATAATCTAAAATTGCTGGATTTTTTTCAAAACCAGCTTCAAAAGCTTTTTTAGTGTTATATGGGCTAGTATTAGTCATTTTTCCGCTAATTTCTGACAATAAATTACCAGCATTTTCAGCGGTTGCAACTTCACCAATAGCTTTTGCGGTACCTTTAAGGGCACGGCCAGCAGTAGGTGCGGCCTTTAATAATGCGGCATTGATAAACCATTGAGCATCTGATTTAGACATTCCGGTGTTATCGGCTATCCATTTAGCACCTTTATCGGAATGTTCAGCGGCATAATCCATCACCTGACGTGCGCCTTCAGCGTTATAGACTGGATCAGAAGTAATTCCTAATGCTTTGCCTACTGGCTTATCAAAGAAACCAGTTACTTTTGCCAATGCTTCTTCTGCAACTTTAGTATCGCCTACACGGTCAATTAGCTTTGCAAACGGTTCACCAACAAATTGTGCGGCCGCTGGAACAGTTCCCAGGGCTACGTCAGCAGTAGAAGCGGCTTGTTTACCAAAAGTCTTATACCAAGGTTCAGGCGGCGGTGCTTCATAGTTTTGATTAATATCTTTTAAGCCAGGAATTTCTATGTCACTTGATGTATTTACTTCAGGTGGATTCCATGCAATATCAGGATTAATTTGAACGTGCGGAATATCTGATTTTCCAAGCGGACGATGTAAACCAACTTGTGTAAGCAATGAATCGGGAACCCGTGGGTGTAAATCAATTGCCATGCCGCTTTCATGGCGGCTAGTTCCTGGTGCGGCTACTGGATTCATGCCTTTAAGGCGGTCCATATATAGCTTTTTTTGTTCGTCAGTAGTTCTATAACCACTAATAATAGGCAAATCTTCGCCTTTAGGGTTTAGTTTTGTATCTAACTTCCAAAGTTCAGCAAGAGCATCTACACGTGTTTTTAAATCAGGATTAAGTGAAGATAAATCAATTTTTGGTTTTGCTTCTTTAGCCAATTGTTCATCAGTAGGACCAGCAGAAATAGTTACGCCGGTACGGTTAACAACTGGGGCGGTTTTGACACCTACATCCAGGTCTTTTAGTCCAGGGATTTCAATATCATCGGCCATTATCTAAACTTTCCTTGCTCTAAAGCATGAAGGTTTTCCCATTTCTTAATAAATTCTTCACGTTGATCTTTATTAATACTATTCCATAGTTCTTGGCGTTTTTCTTTTTGTCCAGGTGCATTGGATTTAGCTAAAGCATCCATTTGAACCATACGAACATCATAATTATCAGCCCAAGCAGATTTAAGTTTTTCGCTTTGAATGTAGCCATTAACACCACGTTTATCAATAAGGTTGTTGTAAGCCTTATTAAACATAGTAGCGGCTTGTACGGTTGCATCTGCACGGGAAGTAATGTCAGCCAATGCTTTTTCAGTTAAATCGGTGCTACCGTTAATAATTCGTGCGGTTTCACGGGAAGCATCCGTTTTAGCTGTTCCCATAACTTCAGAAGCGGCGGCCATACGTTCAATGTTTTTATTAAGCAATTCAAGTGATGCGTTTCCAGCAAGCCATTTACCGCCTTGACGAACCATTTGCCCTGGCCGGCTACCAGCAGTTGCCGCAAGGTTTTCATATACGCCACGGGTATTGGCTTCTTGTTCTTTAGCCGCATTAGCAAGCATATTGCTATTTTTAAGAAGTGTTTTGCCACTTTCTAAAGCCGCTTTTTGTTCATCATTGTAATTAGCAAGTGATGGGTCTTGTTTGTAATCAAGATAAGTGTCGTATTTAACAATATCACGGTCTTTAGGATTAGATTTAGGTGCAATTGCTGGGCCACCGGTAGTTCCACCACCGCCAAATTCAGTTGGTGTAATTTTAGGTTGTTCACCCATAACAGAAGGTTGGCTAACAACTGGACGGCTTGCACCACCAATATTTGCAACTTGTGCTTTAGGTGCAAATTGATCAATTAACTGTGTTGGCGTTAATGATTCATTACGTGCTTTTAACAATGCTTGTGGGTCAACTGGATGATCTTTAGGATAAGCTTGCCATCCTTTAATTTGACCATCAGCGGCTTTTGATAATTGCGGATAATATTGCTTTAAAGTTTCCAAAGATTTAATAATGTCAGTTGGGTTTACTTTTTCGCCATTTGCGGCTATTTGTCCATAAGAACCATAAACTGAAGCAAAAGGTTTTCTATTAGATTCAGAAAGATTATTTAATTCTTGATTGGTTTGAATATGATTTTTAGTTAAATTAACAATTTTGTCAGCATATTCAGGGCCGGAAATAGGGGCAACTGCAATTAATGCTGGCAATTGTCCTAAATCAAAAGAACCATCAGGCAGTTTTGTAGAAGGGTCTTTTGCCCAATTTTGAATAATTGGCATTTCTTTTACTTTTTGTTCTGCAACTTGCGCTTGACGTTGTGCAATAGCAGTTTCAGCCGAATAAAGGCCCATCTTCATCATGTCACCTAGTGACATTTGATTAACAGCTTTTGGATTTAAGTCCGCAGTAAATTCAGCCATATTATTTCCTATCCAGCCGGTGTAGTTGGTGTTTTATTCATTGCGTTCATGCCATATAACATTGCATAGTTACTAATATTATTTAAACCACTTGAATAAGCATTAGCAGAACCCATTGTTGCTGAAGCATTAGCATTACCAATGTTTGAAAGCATATTTGACACATTTGAAGCAGTTCCAGTACCAGCATTTGAAACTGTTCCTAATGCGTTCATACCTACGTTATTAGCAGTAAATATGTTACTAGCAACATTTTGACGATTTGCTTGATAATTGTTATAACCTTGTTGTATGGCATTTCCAGCGTAATTTTGTGCAAATTGTTGTCCACCTTGTATAGCATTTCCACTAACTGCACCACCAGCGGCATTTATGCCAGCATTAAATTGCCCCATACCTTGTTTTAATCCAAATTCATAATTTGGCATTAAAGAAGTAATATCATTCATTGTAGGATTTGCAGTTAAATAACCGCTACCAGTTTGAGTGTTTCCATTTGCATCTGTATATTGTCCTGGCAACATAGAATTAAGGGCGTTATTGGCTTGTGTGCCTGTATTTAAATACGGTTGAGCCATTCCGCTAATATTATTGTAAATTCCCTGACTATAATTAATGCCTTGTTGGGCCGCATTTGCATATTGTCCAGCGGCTTTACTTGAAGCTTGGGATGACATATAAGCGGAACCAAGCATGGCACCGCCAATAATTGTTCCAGCTATTACTGTGCTTGATACTCCAGCTGACATGGAAGTTCCCCTTTTAACGTAATACCAAAATTAACACGAACCATAGAACGATAATCTAATAACAATTCTTCATTTTGATAAATATCTTTACACGCAACTGCATAAATATCATCACCAATTTTAATTGGCATTAAATTTTGCTTATTTGAATGATTAACATATCTACCGCCAGGGGTGCGCTTTCCGTCTAAACGACAAGGGCAAACCACATCCCACATTTTAAAACTTTTCGTTGCAAATAAACCTTTACCATGAATTTTTGATTGCCTAATTTCAGTAAAATATTCTTTAGGCATATCCATCAAATCATAAGTAATTGACACTATTTTATCAATTTCTTGTTGATTTAGGCCAAGTTCTTTGCAAAAAAGCTTGTAATATTCTTGAACTTCTTTTAATTCCTTTTTAATCCTATTATCTTGCAAACCACATTCAGGCACTACAAACAATCTTTGTTCCAAAATTTCTAAATCTTGGCAATTGTCAGGGTTTTCATAAACGTCTGTCCAAACAACTTCTTCTTCAAAAACACGTCCTACACGTTGTGCGCCTGGTTTTGATTCAAATTCCATTGGTGCCATTAATATTTTTATTGTATCTTCAACATTTACGGCAATTGTGCCTTTTTCTAGGCGCACTTTATAGCCAGTTTTATGTTCTGCACCGGTTAATACTGTCCAAGGCGGTATAGTAATTTTTCGTTCATAAATGCCTGGCAAAAACGTATGTTCTGTAACTATGTCAGATTGGGGCATTTTTAATAGTTCATTTTGCAAATTTATAATTTGCGATTTAACAGACAATTGTTTAGAAGGTTTAATATAAACAAGGTTCATACGTTGTAATAAGGCACTTTATAAGGTTTGCCATTAACAGTAATGTTAATAAAGCCTACTGGGCTGGCTGGTAATGTTAAACCAGCTTGGCCGGTAGTGGCCGTACTTGCTGAAGTAAAGTTTAGTATTCCAAGGAAAAATTGTTGCCATGCCCTAGTTGGCCGCTTTGTTTGCGGATCAAGCATTTCTGATTGTGGATAAGGATTATTTTGGCTATTAGCCCAAATTCCATTGTTATTAGCCATTAGTTATCCCCAGCATCCGCTTTAAGATTGGCCGCCACAATAACGGCTTTGATTGGATCAGTAACCACTACTTCAAATATACGGTCACGTGCCATTCCTAATCTACGCCAAATAGCACGGTTTTTGTATGCCCCTTGGGTTCCAATGCTAGTCCAATGTTCGTTAGACCACGTAGAACCGCCATCATTTGACCAACGTAACATAGCCTGGGGATCAGCACCCACCGTAGCAATATTTGCTTGCCCAGCAATCGCCAATCCAGCAATACCAACACCAGCTACGCCATTTGTAGGGCTTGTAGAACCAGTAATTAATCCTGACAAACCAACGCCTGGTTGGAAAAGAATCTGTAATTCTGAAAAGTATTGACGTTGAAAGTCTGATACTAAATGGGGTGCCCGGCGAACCCTACGAATTTCATTACCGCTATCTGTGTAATTTAATGGGTCTAATTGATATAAATTACCGTTTTCCCAATCGCCAACAAGATTTACATTTTGAAAGTTTGCATGGCAATTACCACGATGACGGTGAAATACGTTGTTGTCATCTACCCATAGCCATTTATGCCACATACCGGTGCTTATATCATAAGCCCAAGTTAAATCAAGGGTTGGAAAGCTAATAACGTAAACTTCATGGCCTTCTAATTGATAAGTCCAAGCCCTAGCATCGCTTACATATTGATCTGCCAATGTATTTTCTACGGCATGGGTACTAATTCTTGTTGGAATGTACCCGGTCATCATCATAATTTGGGCTTGACCACGGTTATTTCGGCTTAAATAAGCAAAAGCATTACCTAAACGGGCTACTGAAAATTTGGCCACAATACCGTGCTGGCTGGATGTTCCAGGAATACGTTGAAAAGCAAAAGGAAATAATCCGCTATCAATCCATACTTCTGAAGAAGCTTCACCTAATAAATAAACTTCCCGATTGTTAACAATCATTGACACCAAGTTATCCGGTGATCCATCTTTAGAACTAAAAGCTAATGCGGAAGATATAGGCGAAAGAATGTTAGAAGAACCCCATTGTTGGGTTCCAGGACGGTTATAAACAAAATAGTTATCAACGGTATCAACTACATCAGCACCTTGGAATGGGCCGTCATTTGATGGCATAACGCTAAAGTTAAGGGCATATAAAGTAGTTGAAGCTACGGTTTGAGAAGTGCTAACAACATAAGTTCCGGTACCACCAGTACCACTACCAAACGTTAAAGTAAGGGTTAACCCTGTTCCATTACCGCTAGTTGTTGTTGCGGCTGGTGTTCCTGGCACTACTGTATAAACACCATAATTGACTACTGTTAAACCAGTAACCGCACCGCTACCGCCAATAGTTGCTACTGTATAAGTAGTTTGTTGACTGTATATACCACCAGTAACCGTAATCGTGTCACCAACGGCATAACCGGTGCCGGCCGCAGTAATGGCATAGCTAATAGCCGCAGAACCGCCTAAAGCCGTAATAATCGTTCCAGCAGTTACGCCTGTACCCTGTATTGTTTGTCCTGGATAAAGGGTTCCGTTTGCTACGGCCGTTACAGTTAAAACCGTGCCCGAAATAGAACCAGTTACTTTTGCCGCAGTTGCCGAACTATTTATAGTTTCAGAAGCTACGGTTTGACTATTATTTATAGTGTAGGTTCCAACGCCGCCTGATCCACTACCTAAAGTAGTAATAATTGTTTCCGGGCTAATACCATCGCCAAATATTTGTTGACCGGCGGCAATTGTTCCGGATTTCATTAAAGTTACTGTTAATGTAGTGCTTGATGGACCAATAGTTCCAACAAATTCGGCTGAAGATGGGTTTGAAATACGCCATGTATAGCGGTAAGCACCATCAACAATATAAACGTTTGTACCGTTATCTGTAATTCCAACAATTCCTGAACTTGTATTTAATGAACCTACGTGAACCGCAGTAAATGATGAATTTATAACGTAAACGTCACCTTTACATACCGCTACTAAATAATCACCACCGGAAACCGTGCGTAATCCACGAACTTCACCAGTATCAAGAACCAATTTAGTTGTAAGGCCTGGGGTTGGATAAAGCGCAATTACGCCATATTGACCAGGTTGTTTTAACGGGTCAATTTCAGGACGAAAATTAATACATTCTTGATCGTCCTGATAAATGCTTGGGGCTTCATAAGAAGGCCCTACAAATCCAAAATCAGGCATGGTTTTTCCTTATGGTGTTCCACCAGCAGTTGTATTTGCCAAGGAAATAAAGTTTCCACTTGTATCTATTGAAGCAACGTTTGTACCGTTATAAGTAAAGTAAAGTTTAGAAGCAGTAGTATTGATTGACCAGCTATTAGGCAAATTAATAGAAGTTGGCGAAAAAGTGCCAATTGTTGCATTGGTTGCAACTAAATTAGTGGTATTTACAGTTGTGACATTAAGAACGCCATTAGGAAAAATACCGTTATAAACGGCATTATTTACATCATTTAGCCATGCGGCATAAATAATGGTTTGCTGATCAATAAAAGTTGTAGAAGCCATAATTTGCCTTAATTAGTAAAACCGCCAGTTAAAATCCATCCGGCATCTTTAGCCCTACTCATTAATAGGGCATCTTGGTAACGTGAAACACGCATAGGTGCCATGTTTGTGCTTTTTAATGTAGCTTTAGCTTCTTTTGCAAAAGTAGAAATCATTCCTAATAATGCTGGATTTGATTTTCCATACATTGGCATTAAATGTTCTGCAAGGCACCAACGCAACGCCGCCGTATATCCTTGCGGCAACAAAGCATCGTCATAAAGTGATGTGTAGTTTCTAAACAACGTTTCAGCAAACATATGAATTTCGCCCTGGGAAGGGCTTGGCCATAAAAATATGTTGCCTGAATCTTCATTTGCATTGAAATAAAGACCTTTTGGCCAAGGACCATTTAACGTTTTAAGGCCAATTGAATTGTAATTTTCAAGGGCCAAAATTCCTATTGGATAGTCAATACCACCAGTTAATATTGGGCTTCCACTACTTTGACTTGTATTAACACGTACATATGCTGAATTGATATTTAATGGCTTTGAATAGTAAGCTTGAATTAATTGGGAAGCCACCGCAGTTGGGTAAGTAATATTAAGTTGATATGTACCAACTTCGTTAACGTTACCACCAGCACCGGTTAAAGTAGCAATAATTTTTGTGCCATCAGTAATTCCGGTGCCGCTTAAATATTGGTTTACTACAACTGCACCTTGGCTAATTCCAGTAACAGTTAATACGTTTCCTGAAATTGATCCTGTAAATTGTGCCCCAATAAAATTAGGGGTTGTATGATTTGGGCCAATAGTATATTGAACTTGACCTGGAATAACGTTCCAAATAATTTCTTGAATGTTAAAAACCATCATATTTTCGTTAGACCATTGATCAACGAGTAGATTTAACATATCTAAAGCATCTTGGGCCGCATCTGCGGTTGGAACTTCACCAGCTTCTAATGCGCCAATATCTTTAAGTGCGCCACTAATAATATCGAATGGTGTTGGCATTGCTATTCCTTATTCAATAGTAAAAGTGCCAGCCAGCCAAGGAAAATCTACTTTTTCACTTGTTTTTAGGCTTTTTAATTGATTTTCTACCGCTAATTTTATAGCGTTTACATCATCCTGGGTAGTATCTTTTTCAAGCCATTGAACAATATCTGATTCAACAATTTGGTCTAAAGATTTGTTTGCAATTCCATCACTAAAGTTGTGTTTACCTTCTGATTGAACTGTTACTTTTCCATCAGTACCGGAAAGCAAATAACGAACGGCAATTAATTCATCGCCGTTTGCAAATAGTTCTAATATTTTCCAAGTAAACATTAATACTTTCCTTCAGCAAATACATTTACAAATACTGTGCCATTTTCTAATGCTTCAATTTCATGCCATTCGTTAGCTGGAAGATTTAAAGGTTGGCTATCTTTATTAATTGTGTAGCTACGACCTTCAAGACTAACTAAACAAGAACCAGCATTACACATAGTTGCATGGGAATAAGTATGTTGATGGTGTGGTAATCCCTGTCCAATATTGGCATGATATATATACAAATTTATTCCATCATAAGAAAAACTATGCTTTGGGCTGACTGTCGTTATCATTTTCTTTTTCCGTTTGGACAGGCATCCATTTACCTATATAGTTCATTGGTGCATTTAAATAACGAACTTGCATTTCCATTGTTCCGTTTTCTTTTTGAAACATACGAAATTCAGGTGATGAATTAGGATAAATGCCATAAGTCATTATGCAGTTTGTGTTCCTGTAGTTGTAGGTTGAACAGGTGTTGGTGGTGCTACATAAGGAGCAATTTCACCATATTTACCAGCTTTTAAATCATTATAAATTTCTATACCATGCGGCTCTGTATCCCAAGCATTTGAACCAAAAGGCATTACTTCATTTGGGAATTCTTCAAAGGTTACCAAACATTCAATATGAGTGCCTTCTGCATTACCATATACTGGATTTATTAATGAAGTTATTGTTAACATTTTATTTTCCTTTTAAATTAAGATACACGACAAGCAATTGCATAACTATCTCCAGCCGCACCACCATAACCACCACCCATCCATTTCCATGTCCCAGATAAATTATTTTGTTTGAAAATACCAAAAGATGGACATCCTTGGTACATAATAATAGATTGAAATTGATTGCTGTTACCACCAGCAGAATAATTTGAACCACTAACAGGAGCACTACTAACAACATTAATGCCAACTTGAGCATAACTACCAACAGTATTAAATGTAGGACAAGCTACTACTAAAGTTCCACTAGTAGTAATTGTTCCACCTGATAATCCGTTACCAGTAGCAACAGAAGTTACTGTACCACCACCGCCTGTAAAAGCAGTTGTTTGTACGGTAGCATCGTTAAACGTTATCGAAGTACCCGATTGTGTAATTGCCATTTTTACTCCTTAATTTCTTTAAGTTTATTTACTTCATTAGAAAGTTCTTTGACGGCTTCAATTAATAATCCAACAATATTACCGTACGAAACTGTTTTATAGCCATTTTCCCCTGTTTGCACTACTTCAGGAATAATTGATTCTACCTCTTGTGCGATTACACCAATTTCAGGCAAATCATTACGAGTATATGAAACACCTCTTAAATCTAAAAGTTTAGAAAGCGCATTTTCAATAGTTTTAATATTGTTTTTAAGTCTTTGGTCAGAACTAGAAACATGGGAAACCGCAGATAAAGCACCAGTAGAAGCATTATATGAAACTACGTTGGTATTAGAAATGCTGGCCGTTAAATTTCCTGAAGTTGTGGAAGAACCCACTACATAATATGTAGCATTTGTAGTAGTTGGGGTTACGGTTGATCCTGAAGCAGAAGCCGTTACAGTAACCGCACCGGTAGCACCTGATACAGATATACCAGTTCCAGCAACAATAGAAGTTACACCGCTATTAGTAATAGTTACGGCACCAGTTGCACCGCTTACGCTAATACCAGTACCAGCTACGTTAGAAGTAACTATTCCAGTTAATGAACCACCAGCACCACTAAATCCAGTTGCACTCAAAACACCAGTTGATGGCACAAAACTTAATTTAGTAGAAGCCGTTTTTTGTGGCAAGTTACCGGTAGTTGTTGTTACCCATGTTGGATAGCAAGTAGTTGCGGTAGTTGTATCGTCAGTAATTGCCGTATTTGTGGCATTTGTTGCAGTTGTAGCCGATGTTGCGCTAGTTGCTGAAGTTGCAGTTGCCGCATTTCCACCAATAGATAAGCTAGTTGCAGTTCCTGTCAATCCGGTACCAGCACCAGCAAAAGATGTGGCCGCTAATGCACCAGCACTTGATAACGTCATTAATGATGTTGTTGCTACACCAGCGTTATACCAAGCAAATCCATCAGCAGTTCCTACGCTAAAACGGCCAGTACCAGTAATGTAATCTACAACAATACCGTCTGTATATGTAAATGAACTAGAACTTGTTGAATAAAAGCCACCAGTTACTTGAACAGAAGTACCAGTTGCAACTCCTAAAGCTGGAGTAACAAAAATTGGGCTAGTTGCCAGGGCCACTACGGTTCCTGAACCAGTTGTTGAATAGCTTGTACCCCATGCACTACCAGTTGAATTAGGAATACCGGACCCTGGATAAACCATGCCACTTGTAGTTGTCCAGGTAGGTGCGGCACCCGAACCTTGACTTGTTAATACTTGACCAGCAGTACCAAATCCACTTGTACCACTAGTAGCTGGCGTTGTTCCAAGGTTTGTAGATAATCCAATTGCACCAGTTGCATTAATTACGTGAGCAGATTGACCGGCAGTTCCCCAGGCTAAATAGGTTTTAAATCCATTACTTGAACCAATTGTTACATCGCCATCATGGCTTGAAAAATAAACATTATTGTTAATACTAAAGAAATCAGCCGGTGTAGATGCACTAAACACCGATGAATTCATGCCAAATTCACCGTAATAGGTTGAATCTGTACCTAAATCATTGCTAACTACGTAGTTTGTAGAAGCACCGGCAGTACCGGATTTGTTTTGCATTAAAAACTGTAAATAACTATTTGCTACCGTTGCACCAGCGGCATATGCTGAATTGCTTGCATTAAAGCTTAAAACTGGTGTTGTATTGGTGCTAGAACTGGTAGATAAAACAGTAAATGCACCGCTATAAGCAGTTGTTGAACCTACTGAACCATTGATATTAATGCTGGCAGTACCAGTTAAATTGGTTACTACGCCACTTGCTGGGGTTCCCAAAGCTGGCGTTACGAATGTTGGGCTAGTAGCAAATACTAATGCCCCAGTACCGGTTTCATCAGTAACAGTAGCGGCCAAGTTTGCAGAAGTTGGCGTTTGTAAGAAAGCCAGCATATTAGTGCCAAGGCCAGTTACGTTACCAATTGCCGGAGTAATAGTTGTATTTGTTACAGAAGTAATTTGACCTTGGGCATTTACTGCAAATACTGGGGTTGCAGTTGCAGAACCATAAGTAGATGCGGCAACGCCAGTATTGGTAATACTAAATTGACTACCAGTTAATGTAAGGCCTGTACCAGCAGAATAAGTTGCTGAAGTAGTAAATTGTGACCAGTTAAGCGCAGTAACGCCTAATGTTCCACCAGGAACGGCGGTACAAAACCATGCACCACCGGCTTGTGTTCCATATTCAATAAAAGTAATTGCTGAAATATATTCGTTGTATGTGCTTCCATCAATGGCACGTGCCCAAGCAGTTGCAGAAGCAATATAAAGACCATTATTGGCGGCAGTTGCTTGGTTTTTAACTAAAACTCTATCGCCAGCTAATGTTGTATAACCATCAATTGTTTGCAAACCAAGCAAAGTAATGTTTGTGAGGGTTGCACAAGCACAAGGTTGTTTCCAACTAATTCCAGCGGCATAAGACTGTAATGCTAATAAGTTAACAATATCAGTTGCGCCACTTGGTTGGGTTGAAATCGTACCAGTTGTAGTGCTAAAACTTGTAAAAACACCGGCGGCCGGTGTTGTCAGGCCAATAGTTGTGCTATTTATCGTACTACTTGTAATGTTTAACCCTGATTGGTTTGGGCTGATTGTTGCCGTAAATGGAACGCCTTGGCCAATAAAAGTATTAAAAGACCCATCTAAATTAAAATAGGCCTGTACGGGTAATAAATTCTGTACCGCAGAATTAGATGGGCTGGTCATTTATAACCCTTAATTAATAAGCCATTGCCATAAACAAGATTACATCACCGGCCGACATATTAGCGGCTAAACCAGTAGTAATACTAAAACTTGTTACGGTAAAAGAAGTTGTTGTGCTTCCTGTTTGTTGCAAAAATAATGTTGTGCCAGCAGTTACATCAAAAGCTTGAACTACCCATCCATTAGCCGCCGCTGGCAAAGTAATTGTTCCACCAGCCGCACCGCCTGTACCAACTACCACTTTAAATGCGGCAGTATTTACACCGGTAATTGTTGGTGAAGTACCAAATCCTGAAGCAATAGATGGGGCGGTTGATGACATTACTAAATTTCCACCTAATGACAATGTAGATGGATTTTCAGTATTGCCGCTTAAAGGTGGTGAAAATACTGCACCTTGACCAATCAAGCCGGTACATACCCCAGCGGCATTAAATGAAGCCTGTACGGGCACAATTTGGGCAGTTAAAGTATTTGCAACTTGATTGGTTGATGACATTTTATTTCCTTACGATTGATCGCCAACTGGCGTTATATATAAGCTACCTGACGTTCCAATTGCGGTAACAGAAAACGTTTGCGGCACCGCAATAACCATTGGCATTTGCATAGAAACACCTAAAACTATTGTGTTATTTGTGCTTCCGGAAGGTAAAGCTGATACTCCAGCAGTACCTACACCGCCTACTACCGGGGCAATAGTAATCGCCACCGGTGTAGAAGCAGTATTCAAAAACGCACAATAATCCATTTGGTTATTTCCTGAAGCACTAATAGTAACCGCAGTAGATGAAGTTCCCGAAACTGTTATGGCAGATGTAGGGCCAATAGGACGTAATACGTTAGTAATGGCCATGATTACACCGCCGTTGCTGGGGCTGGGCCTTCTAAACGAACAATTTCAATTGTGTAAACACCTGATACTGGCGTTTTGTCAGTAGCGGCGGCGTTTGTAAATTGAATAGTAATTGAGTTTGCGGCCGCATCAGATTCGGCAATTGAAATGCCAGTTGTTTGATTACCAGCAACACCCCAAACTTGTACCAAATCAGTAGCCAATAAACCTGGCAAACTAAATGTTTGTGCTGAAGTTGTTGCAGTAGTAACGGCAGTTGGTGTCAATGAAAGTTGAACATAAAACGTTTCGTGAGAATTGCCACGTGTAACGGTAGTAGATGACATGATATTTTCCTTAAATGAGGATGATTAATTATAAGCTTAAAAAGGAAAAAAACCACCCTTTGTGGGGGTGGCTTTCTTCACTATTTCCTATTCCCTATTAAGGTAGGAATGTTAGATCGTAACCATAAACGAAAACGTCCATAGTGGCGGCCGCACCTTGTGCAGTACCAACGTTTAAGTAAAGGTTTGGACCACTTAAAGCCGCAGTTGAAGCAACAGTACGTTGGCTAACAACAGAAGCACTTGTCAATGCTGATAAAGCGGCGTTAGCAACAATGCCTGTACCACCAGCGGAAGGTGCAGTAAATACACCAGCTATTGCAGTAGTTAAGCTTGTTGATGCGTTAGTGAAAATAACGTTAGAAACTGAATAAGAACCGGTATCCAAAATTGGAAGAACGGTATCGCCAGTTGCGTTTACGTTAACACCCTGGTAGGAAGCCAACAAACGAATAGCTTGATTGGAACCTAGTTGAATGGGGTGGTTTGATACGGTTGTTGCTGGGCCTGGATTTGCCATGATATTAATTCCTTAAATTAGTGTTTAAAAATGGGGGTTTTTATGCCCCCTATTTCATTACGATGCGATACGGCAAGCAAGTTCAGGGTACAAAGGTGCCCAGCCATACAGAACATCTAAACGGGTAGGAATACTATCGTTATTTATGGTGTACTGCCTAACAACTCGAATTGACAAGCCTAATTCTTTATCAGAGGCTCTTCCAGCGAAATGGACCCCTTCAGGTAATTCTAAATCTGCACAAGCTAATGTAAAAGCATTGCGGTGCATCAAAATGTTTTGTGGTGAAACAATACCAGTATTGTTAAATGGTGTAACTGCTTGTGAACCAGTTGATGTAACGCTAACGTTTTGGAACTGACCGCCAGTAATAACGGCTGGAACAACGGTAACAGTTGCAGTACCGCCGGAACCAATTGCAGTTGTAGATTGAACTACAAAGTTACGCAATTTGCCATAAGACTGACGGTTCTGTGGGTTAACTGCATAAACGCCAGCGATTGTGAATGTATCGCCTTGGTTTAATGTAGCGGCCGCAGAAGTTGCACCGATAGTGATGTTGCTTGAATAAGCCCAGCCAGTTGACAAAAAGCCAGTAGCAGTTGTTACGTTGCATGACAATGTAGCAGTTGAATAAGAACCGAATGTTTGGCTAACCACGTTTTGGTCCATATACCAATTCATTCCGCCGGAATCTCGGCCCATAAGGCCTTTAGTGTATTGGCTAGAAATCTGTGTTGTTGGAACAAACAAACCTTTCAAGCTATCAACAATAGTTGAAGATGTAAATGGCTCGATGGTTACAGAACGGCGGCCATCACGTGGTGCGCCTTCAGAATCAAGGTAAGCGGCCGCAGTTAGGTAAGTAATCAAACCAGTTGGTGCAGTACCAGCAGTACCAACGATGTTTGCGGTGTTGTTTTTAGCAACTAATAGGCCGTCACGGTCCATCTTATTTGCAACTGTTGCGATTGCCGGTTTCAAAATTCTGTCCGAGAACATATCAAGGCTTAATGCCAAATCTTGTGTTGTGAACTGGGTTGAAACTTGGAACTGTGTTGACAATGTAACTGGTACAGAAGTTTCGTTGAAATCTTCAACTACCAATTGCGGGCCTACGGCACCTATGAAGCGTCCAGGACGTCTTACATTAACGGTCTGACCAATTTTCGCACCAACTACAGCGAACTGATCATCATAATTACGGTCAACTTGACCAGTAAAAGTTAGTTCGTTTTCGAGGACCATTAGGGCCTCATTAGTAATCTTGCTAATCGTCAATAAATTATTTGACATGATATTTCCTTAAAAATTAAATTAGGTTTAACCTTATCTAATCTTCCCAGCTTGTCTAGCGGCTTTCCATTGT